GGATAGCAGCATCTCTTAAACCTTGTTGTTGAATTGCGGCATTTCTATCAAACTCAGCAAGTGATGCGTCTATCACTTGTTGTTGATAAGGTGACATGTAAGAAGCAATAGAACCAGCTTGAACAGCGGCCCCTGCTCCAGTACCCGTTAATGCACCTAAACCAGCCGCGGCTGTTTCTGCACCTGTCTGTAAAGTATTTCTTGCTGCAACTTGTGGAGCATATGCAGCTGTGTTAATTGCCTGTCCACCAAGTGGATCTAATTTTTTAAGAAAGGCTGTAAGCGATCCTTCGAGTGTAGGGTTTACGAGTTGCCTTGTTTCTGTTACTGCCATTATGCTCTAGCCTCTAGGTTGTTCATTAATTCATACATACGTTTTGCTCCTTTATTAACGTTTCCTCCACCTGCTGCTCGTACTGCATCTGCAGTCATTACAAATTCATTTTTACTTACTCTCGCTGGGACATCATCAGCTCTTTCTTTTGATCCCATAGGAATAAATCCACCACCTCTATAATCCATTTCTATACCATCTGGTAGCACACTTCCACCCATATTATATTCCATAATACCACCATCTGCTGCTTTTTGTACACGTTGAGGTTTGACTATCATAGCAATTAATTCGTCAATTGTCTCGTTTCCTCTTAACTTTTTACCAATAAATAATTCTGCTTTTTCGTAATCAATTCCACCACCTGGTTTTCTAATTCTACTAATAAGTTCTGCTGCCTGTAAACCGGCTGGCATTTCAGCTAAATTTTTATACATACCATAACCGCCAGGGCCCAATGTATCTCTACTTCTAATAGCTGGATTTATAATACTTTTATCTACTGTTTGTAAAAAGTCTGCCGTAATAGGACCATCTCTAAATACTTCTTTTTGTTTAACAAGATCCACTGCGTCATCACCTTTACTAAACATTTTCATAATACCTTTACCAATACCACCAGATACAAAAGGTTTTCTACCCATCATACCACCATTAGCTGCAAACTCTTCTGTCATTTCTTCTGTCATAGAAGATACTTGACTTCCTTTACCATATTTTTGTCTGTAGTAATCCATTAATTCATCATAGTCATTTGGTTTTCTACCTTTAAGTTCTATAAATTCTTGCACTAATTCTTCGATAGGCATTTGCATATCTTGTGCTGTTTCTAAGTTTGATGTTAATTGTTTATCTGCAACTTTTTGTACAGCTGCTGGTATACCACCAAATTCTAAACCTACTCTACCACCATTTCTTAAACCTAATTCAGCTAAAGTTTCGTCAATTAATTCTTCTGGATGATTGTAAGCTCTCATCGCTGACAAGATAGCTTCTCTTCTACCTGCATCAGTTCCTAATGCACCTTGTTCTTCGTTATATGCTGCTAATGCTTTTTCATATTCTTTCATGGCTGCGTTTGCTTCAAACTTCATAGCTTCTCCTGTAGCTTGTGTAACAGGCACTGCTAAAGCATTTAATGCATTTTTCATTGTTAACTCTGTACCACCAGGAGCTAATATATCAGCTGCTCCTCCACTACCTTTAGCTGCTGATAAGAAATCAGCTCCTTTAGCTAAACTTGTTAAACCAAAATCTCCTGCTTTTTGTAAAAAATTTCTGTTAGACATAAGATTATCTAATCCTAAAGGATTTGTAGTTCCTGCTCTTCCTGTAGTTGTTAAACTTCTTAAACCTTCTCCTGCTCCTGGAGCAGTAAGCGCACCTGTACCTGAAGCCATTGCTAAAGATAATAAATCTACATCTCCCTCATTGCCTTCTTGTGCTAATTGAGATGCTAAATTTGCACCTCCTGAAAGTAAAGCTCTACTAACAATAGGATTTAAACTTCCTAAACCAAAACTAGCCGGTGCTAAAAAAGGTACAGCAGCTGCAGCGTAAGGTAAGAAAGGTTTTATCTCATTAGGTACGACTTTATCTAATACCTTTGAGACAGGTTTAGTTACTTTTCTAATTATCTTTTTAAAAAATCCCATATTTATCTATATTGTATTGTTGAAAAGCAAGTTCGCAAGACTTGTATATAGGCGATTGTACCACAATTTACTAGAGTTTTCACGTCTAGTCAACCAACTTACATTTTACTAGACCCACCAAGAGGAGGCATTTCTGCTATCTTTATTTCAACATCTCTCTTAATATGGTCTTTAGTAGTGCTTGTATGTGGGCTGTTAATATCGTCTTCTGCTTCTTTTTCTGAAAGATACTCTCTTCCAGTTTCTTTATGTGTAATAGTTAGTATTACTTCAGGAGTAATAACTGGTATCATTTTACCATCCATTTGTTTTTCGTATATTTTTTCTGATTTTTGTTTAACAATTGGCATTATAAGTCCTCTCTGTTTATCTCTAATATTGAAACAATAGCAAACAATCTATCTGCAGTGGTTGCTGTCATTCTTAATATTTCACCTTCCATCATAATTAAAGGTTCGGTTAATAATTGTAGTGATTGATTAGATGTTATTGATTGTGCTTTAAATAAATTAAATACCGCACTTCCTGCTGAAGTGGGTGTAACTAAATCAACTTTAATAGTATCTCCACTACCTGAGTCATCTGTTATTAAAATAGATTTTACAATAGCTCTAGAGTTTTCTGGAACTGTATACACAGCAACATTACTTGTACCCGTAAAATCATGTTTTGCATTTTTATAAATATTAGCCATTTAATTTACAAACCAAGTAAACCTTTCTTGGTCTTCTTTTAATTGTGTTAGGTATGTAGCATTTAATTGTTCTACAATCAAACTGATAGATCTGTTAATTTGTCTTTGATTGTCCTCACTATATTCTTTTCTAGGTTCAGGTAGTCTTACTACTATTTTTGTCATTATCCTCTCCTTCCATCGGGTTGTAAATCTACTTGAAACGTACCAAATCTCCAAGATTCTCCAGCTCCAGTATTTTGTATTTTTATATTAGCATAACGTCCTCTCGCTCTGGTATCTATTTTAGAAGTAGTAGAGTTTATAGTAAAAGGACTTAAAGCTGTTGCTGTATCATCATTAGAAGGAAAATCTTTTACTGACACTGTTATTTTATTATTACCAGTTAACACTTTAAAGTTAGGTAAAAATCTACGCATAGCTAAAAAGACTTCACTTTGATTAGGTTGTAATGAAAAACTAAATGATTGTATAAAAGACTCCAAGGCAGTTGTGCTTCCATCTGGATTAACTTGATCTGTTCCTGTTTCTTGTGCAAAATAAGTTGTATTGCCTAAACCTGATTGACCTACTACAACAGGAAAAGTACCTGTACCTGTGCTATCATAAGCAGTTGCATAAGGTTGAGGATAAATAAGTGTATCCATCCAAGTTGTTCTGTTAAAATTTGTATTAGTATTTGTAGCCCATGTACCTAATGGTGGTTGTTTAGCTTCACCATAATTATAGCTAACAGATCTATTGTTAAATTCAGATCCTGCAGAAGGATACCACCAAATAACTTCTGTAAATAAATTGTTTAATCCTGCACACACTTGTTGACCTTTAGTTGTATCAACATCATCAAATACATAATCTTCTACACTACAAGGTAGTGAGTTTACTGTACCATCAAATGCAAAGAAACCGTTGTTAGACATCCAATATGCAACACCATCTATTTCTACTGCTGCATTCTTACCAATCAATCCACAGTTAGTACCTACTTGTTCAAAACCAAAAGTAAAAGGTGCACCAACAAATTTCATTGTATATAATGCATTGTTGGTCCATATCAAAATATTTTCTTTAGCGATCAACGCTCCAACAATTTTAGTTCCGTCTTGTAATCTTTGTGTACCTGCAGAGTTAGTAGCAAGAGGAGTAAATTGATTTAATTGTTCTCCAGTAGAAAATCTAATAAACATATCATCTTGAGTATCAGGATCTCCAATGGTTGTTTCTGTACCTAAATGAATTAAGTGTCTTGTTGTAGGAGATACTAACGTTAATCTTGATGATGTAGGATTTCCTACGGCTTCACCATTATCACCTCCTAAAGTATTAGTAGCATCTAAAGTTCCTGTTGCCATCCAATATTCTGAATTTTGTATTGAACTTGATCCTGGAGATAAAGTAGTTCTAGATGCTCTTACACTTAATCTAGAAGATGCAGATGCATCCCATGCATAAGT